TAAATGGTCTGGCCACACTAAACCAGAAATGAAGGCTGCCGCAAATAAATATAAAGAATTACAATTTGACCCACTAGACGAACAACTTATAGCGTTTAATAAAAAAATTAATGAGTTTACAAACTTAATTGATAATATGTTTTTAAATGAGGACAACGCAGAATTGTTACAGAAACTTATGATAGGTGTAGAAAAAATATTAAAAACACGACAATCCTTACTAGACTCTATTGAAAGAAGAGGAGAAAGACAAAAAATTGCTGGTGATAAAGGATTATCTTTCTTAGAAAATCGTAAGAAAATAAAAGAAATGTAATGAAAAAAAGTGTTAGAAATCCTATTGGCATAAAAAACAAACCTATACAAGTTAATCGTAAAGGAAAAAATGAAAAAGATAAGAAAAAAAATAATCTTATTTATTTAAAATCAAGATATAGCTTACATTATAAAAAGGGAAATTGGAAGAGAGCAGAAGAATATAATCAATATAGTATGACTCATTATAATACTAATTTAAGAGATTGGATGGATAAAAAGGAAATAAGTAAAATGATGAATAAAAATGTATTTGGATTTAAAAACCGTAAAAAGATAAAATATGGGTAAGATAAAATTTGACCCACAAAGATACAGACCAATACCTAATAAAGGATTTCCTGATTTAGAAGAAGGCTCTGTGTCATATCAAGAATGGTGGTCAGAACAACAAGAAAGATGTATCAATGGATTTAAGCCAAAAGGTATGCCTAAGATTTCTGGTAAGTATTATTTTTATCTAAATTTTTATTATATTCTAGGTAATAGCGGGGAGAAGGGAGGAAGAAAATCTCTTATACATCCATGGTATAGAGAAATGGATAGAGAATATTTTAACCTATTTGAAACATGTAAAGAAGAGGGAAAGGGAATGATTGTTATTAAAGCAAGGGATAAAGGATTTTCTTACATGAACTCTGGTATGGTTGCTCACGAATATACATTCTTTCCATATAACGACATAGGTGTAGCAGCAGGATTACAGGCCACTGCTGACGCTTTCTTTGATAAAACTAAAAAGGGATTAAATGGTATACATCCTAATTTTAAACATTCAGTATTAAAAGATACAGATGGTATATTACGTTCAGGTTACAAACAAAAAAACAGGGATGGTAAGTGGGAAATTGGTGGATACCAATCTACAATTATATGTAGAACAATGGATAATCCAGAAGTATTTAAGGGAGAAAGAACGTCCTTAATGGTATTTGAAGAAGCTGGAGAATTTAAACATCTCAAAAATGCTTATATGTCATCTAAAGCATGTTTTATGGATGGTGATGTTCAATTCGGAGTTCCTATTGTTGGAGGTACAGGTGGTGATATATCTAGAGCCTCTAAAGATTTTATGGATATGTATTATAGTCATGACGCCTACAATCTAATACCTATGTTTATTCCTGCTTCAAAAGCTTATTATGGTTTCTTTGATATAGAAACAGGTGTAGAGGATGTTTCTGGAGCTAAGGACAAACTAACAGAAGACAGAGATGTTATTAGAAAGTCTGGAGATAATGAAGCGTATAATTTACATATACAAAATTATCCCTTAACTATAGAAGAAGCATTTCTTAATACAAAAGAAAGTAGATTCGATATATCCTTATTAAATGCTCAAAGGTCAAGAATACTTGGAAGTAAGGATTATAAAAATCAAATACAGTCTGGATATTTAGATTGGGTGTTAAATGATAGCCAAGAATTAAAGGTTTCATGGAGGCCTCATCCTGCTGGACCTTTTAAAATTTTATCACATCCAATGCCAGAATTTAAGGGAATTGACATAGGAGGAGTGGATTCTTATGACCAAGATGAAGCAGGAGCGTCAGATTCTTTGGGAAGTGCAATAATTTATCGTAGATTTGCAAATACAAATATACCAAGCGATTATGTTGTCGCTGAATATACTGATAGACCTAAGAAAAAAGAAGATTTTTGGGATGGATGTCTAAAGTTAGCAGTTTACTATAACAGTAAAATGTTAGTAGAATATACAAAGATAGGTATATTAGATTATTTTAAACGTATGAATGCGTTGAAATATTTAAAAGAAAAACCAGAGTCTGCGCATAATCCAGGTTCTAGAACAAGAAACCAATATGGTGTTCACATGAATAAACAAGTGAAGGCTTTGTTGGAAGACTTGATAGATGATTATATTAGAGAAAATGTCAAAGAAATTTGGTTTTTAGATTTAATAGATGAATTGGCAAATTACGGATTAAGAAATACTGACCGCGCAATGGCGTTTGGTATATGTTTAATTCATAATATAGATAATTATAGAATGAGAGTTCAAGAAGAAAAAATAGAAGATATAGGTCTTAAATATTATACAAGGAGTATAAATGGTACTCCAATTAAATTAAATTAAAATGAGTAAAAAAACAACTGCCTTTCCGTCAATGATGGTTTCAGAAAAAGAAAAAAATACAGAATGGTGCGAAAACGTATTAGATTCTATTGTTGGATATATGTCCAATGATGGTAGCACATATTCACAGTCAAGAGAAAAAGATATTGCAAATTACTCTATCTATAATGGTAATATAAATCAAGAGGACTACTCATACATAACAGAACAATACGGACTGTCATATCCAGCTAGATTAGTAAACTATCCAATCATTACTCCTAAAATTGATTTACTTATAGGGGAAGATTTAAAAAGACCTATAGACATGAAAGTCTCTACTATTAATAAAGAGGCTGTCGTAAGAAAACTAGACCATAAAATCTCTATACAAATGAAATCTTTATTAGAAGAAATTCATTCAGAATTTGAAGAAAATTATGGAGCTCCTATAACTGACGAAGGACAAGGAATGCCAGTTCCAGATGATATAGCTATATATATGAAATACAATTATAGGGAAATGATAGAGGAGAACGCTCAAGATGGATTAGAGTATGTGTTAAATAGATATAATTTGAAAGATAAATTTAAAGAAGGGTTTAGAGACTTATTGGTAACAGGTAAAGAGTTTTTTAAAGTTGAAGTATTGAATGGAGACCCTCACGCTCGTAGAGTGGACCCGCGTTCTGTAATATATGACGCTTCTACACATTCTGATTATTTAGATGACGCTTCTTGGGTGGGAGAAGAAAGATGGCTATCTGTTAATGAGATTAATGACGAATTTAAAGAATGGTTGACTAAAGAAGATTTAGAAGAGTTAGATTCTATGAGAAATGCATTTGGTTCTGATGTAGGAGGATATAATGATAGTTTTTTATGGTTAGACGCTGGATACGGTAAAGAAACTCGTGTTCGTGTAGTATCAGTGGAATGGAAATCATTAAGAGCTATTAAATTTAAATTATCCCCTAATAAATATGACCCTGATAGACCATTTAGAAAAATGGTAAAAGATACATACAGAAAAAGAAAGGGAGAAGTTGTAGAGACAAAATGGGTAGATGATATATGGGAAGCTACTAAAATTGGAGGAAAAATTGTTGTTAAAGCAAAAAGAAGAGACAATCAAGTTAGAAGTGTAGATGACCCAGGAAAAACACCTTTATCATATATTGGATGTATAAAAGGAAACACTACAGGACAATCTACCTCTATAGTAGATTTGTTACATAACGTACAAATGTTATATAATATTGTAGTTTACCAAATAGAATTAGCTATGGCTCGTTCAGGTGGTAAAGCTGTAGTTTATGATACATCTCAAATACCTACAAATGTAGGAATGGATATGCAAACAGTATTATATCATTTAAAAACAGATGGTATTATACCTATTAATTCAAAAGATGAAGGTGGTCAAATAGCTTCATTTAATCAATTTCAACAAGTAGACTTTACATTGTCTCAATCTGTTCAACAACTAATTAATCTTAAGGTCATGTTAGAAGATATGGCTGGTCAACTTTCTGGAGTAACAAGACAAAGAGAAGGAGCGGTTGAACAATATGAATATGTAGGTAATGTACAGAGAAGTGTAGTTCAATCTTCTACTATTACTGAATCTTGGTTTTATTCTCACGCGGAAGTTAAGCAAAGAGTTTTAGAAAGTTTGTGTAATACCATGAAAATTGCTTGGGCTGGAGGTAAAAAAGCTGCAATGATATTAGGAGACGGAGCTTATAAAACTTTAAATATAATGCCAAGTATTGCTTTACAAGATTTTGGAGTTTATGTAGGAGAC